CGCCCCGGAGGTCTGCGAATAAGTTTGATAACAGATTGTGCGAGTGGTGAAGTGTATGGTTCAACATCTGTGTTGTATGACGGGTTGTTTAATTTTAATGCCGCTTCAACGTTAATACGTCTTGGTTCATTTAAATTATCCGTCCAATAAAGCATATCCCCAACAACTCTTGCGTTTGTTATGAGATAATTTTTATTAAACCCTAACCCACCAGTAACTTGTGAAGCAGATAATACCGTAAGTATTTCATCCGTATCTGCTTGATAGCAATATATCCTGTGTTCGTTTGTGTATTTGTTGTATTGGAAATAAAAAAATCTGTTCCGGGCTGTATCAACTGCACTCCCAATATTAATAAATGTGATTGAAGGTTGTGGGCTTGTCAATGTTCTTGTGCCGCCAATGCTTTCTACCACTCCCGTAACCCCGTTGTCAGTAGTACCAACCCTTGCATCAACAAGGTTTACCCATTGGTTTTCTCCAACGGCAATGTCAACGTCATCTGCGTTTAATCCGCAATCTGCTGCGGCAAAATATTTCTTTTCAAACTCTTGTTTCATTACGGGGGTGTTACATAGTCCTCTCTATAAAATACATTTTTTTGGTCAACAAGTGCATATTCAATGTTGTCATAACTAACAAGAATAGCCCCTTCTGAAAGGTACATTACATAGTCGTCAGGCAAAAAACTTTCACACAAGTCATTAATTAAAGCAATTTGTCCAAATAAAATTGACGAACCTTGCGAAAACCCATTTAACGGGCTTGCGCCTGTAACAATTAACACATACGGGTATTGTAGTGTAATTGCGGGTGCTGATGATGAAGGTGCTGCCATTTATATACTTTGAATACTAAACCAATAATCACAAGAACCGGATGCTGCAAGGTAAACAGTAAATCCAGCCGGAAGTATTATATCCCCAACAAACCCATCACAAGCATTTGCCGAAAGTGAGTAATACCCGATATTTCTTATGTTGCCTACACCTTGTTCAACTATGCTTACTGTTACAGTTATTGCACCTGCTGTTTTATTACATACACGATACGACACAATCTTTGAGGGGATATTATAAGTTACCCCTGCAACTGAACCACTTGTCGTACCTTGTATAACAGGCATTAGGAAGCAAAGATTGAATTAAGCAAAGAAATAGCATTAGCCGCACTTGCGGGGGATTGATTGGATGCTCCAAACCTCAAATCAGTATATTTTACTGTAAGAGGGGCTGAACTATCTCCTAATTGAATAAGAATATTTGTGTTATCGGGCTGCAATACAACCGAAACCCAAACGTTAGAAAATAGTCTTGGAGTTCCACCATCCACTGAAAGGCGAACTACGTTTGAAATCCTTGTGAAATTATACGTTGCCATTGGCTTAGTTTTTAATTGTTGCTGCGTATGCTGAACGAAGTATGTTTACAATATCTGTTGTGGTCAAATCGTTCATGTTTGCCCTTAACAGTCTTTTGTTGTTGAAATAGGTTCTTGCTTCCCCGCTATCTTTGAATGAAGCATTGGGGCTGGACTTCCAATCAATGTATGACTGAATAGCCGCAAAAGCCCTGAAATCAATCATAGTAGCATTATCCGCTGACTGACCGTTTGATATATATTGAAGTACAATATTATCGGTTGTGATAGCCCCGGTAAATTGTATTTGGTTTCTTTCACGGATTACCTTGTATCCGTTTTGGTGCGCACCACCATTAGCCCCGTAATATTTCCCAACTGGCTCACCATAATCATTTACGTTCCAGTAAAAGAAATACTGCAAGTTAAGCCCATAAAACGTTAGCATACTTTGATTTAAGTTAGCTGCGTCTTGGTATTGCTCAAAAGCCCCTGTTGTTCCGTTGTGAACCCTAAGCGGGGTAATACTATCTTTCTTTGCAAGTGGTTGAATTAACCCACCAACCGGAATCCCTACTGAAACTTCATCTACAAAATCAGCCGGGAGGTCTACTGCACCGTAATCATTCAGTTTAAGGTTTACGGTATTTACAATCTTCAATGTATCTTTTGCAAGTTCCCTTACTGCGGCTGAACCGTGTAAAAGAAACTCAAAATAATAGTGAAGGGGCATCCCCTTTTCAAGCAATGACCGCCTTACGATTTCGTCTAAAGTAGCGTAGGTCATTATCCAGATTGTTTTTGAGTGTTAACAGGGAATGATTTATCTTCTTTAACAGTAGCATCAACAATTTTACCTGCTGTGGGCTGCTGCATATAAAGTTTAAATACTTCTTCGATTATTTGGGTTTCATATTCAGGGGGCAATGGCAAAATATCATAGTCCCCGTATTGTGCCGGGTCTAAGATTGCCAACCGCATTGCTACCTTTTTGTTGGGGAATATTTGGGTCAGGTCTTTGGAGTAAATCACTTCCAACCCATAAACCTCAAACCCGATCTGCCCCAAAAGCCCGTTAATCATCCGTTGGGATTTCAAAAGGTTAAATTGCCCCATTTGCAAGGGTATAAATTCCTTATCGGGTTCGTCCATCAAAAAAACCGAAAATACCCCCATGTTCCGGGGAAGATTAAGTGGCTTTGCCGGGAGGGTTGATTTACTCCTGCCCCCACCGTAAGGAACCACATCAATATTTTCATATAGCCCTAAGACCGTACCATTTTGAATTGTTTCTCCTATTTTGGAATTGACCGAGAAGTATTCGGTTTTCAGCAAACGGTTAATAATGGCAGCACAATAGGCTTTAAGTTCATTGTAGGAAATACTTGAAGCCGCTGCGGGGTCGCCCCCTTCAATAAGGCTAAAAGCACCTTCCGCAAGATATTTGAGTGTCATTACTGCCATTATACCCTATTTATTCCGTTATAGTTTCTTTGTGCTGCTTCGGTTGCGTAGTTGGCAATATCCGCATCATTGAGGTTGATTCCCAATGTAGCAAGTGCCTTGATAATGATAGCGTCAATATGTTGTTCAGACCACTCTAATTGAGTGGAAGTTAAGGGATTATAAACAATAACCCTCCCTGAAATTAAAGTATAGCCAAAAACCGGCTTTGCAGGTCTTCTAAAGTAGGTTACGTTTCCGTTGTAGGATGCTACGGGGTACAGTTTGAAAGACCTTAAACCAATCTGTTCCCCTATTGGAGAGGTAACAGTCACGGGGTCACGTTGGGAGGAAAGCCGGTTTGCCCGTTCGTCCTCATTGACCATTTTAACGGGAGCGTAAACCCTTCTGTTACTTATGTCATAGAATATTTGCATATCCAGTAAATCAAGGTAGTCTACATCGTTTATGGTTACTAATCCAGAAACGGTTCCGTTAATATTGGCTGTTCTTATAAAGGGAGATAAAGCATCTTTGACGTATTGGGAAGTGGCATAACGGGTCTTAAAATCACTATACAAAGCCATCTGACCTCTATCCAAAGCAGTAATGCACTCTGGGATAGTCAAAAAGGCGTTTGTGACCTTGTTTACATAGAAATTCAGATAATTTACAACCTCTTGTATGTTCACTTAACCCTATTTTGCCCCCAAAATTACAGAACAAATATCACATTACCAATTTCTTGTTTCATGTGTCCAGTCCCATGTGGGGATAAAAAGAAGCCCCCGTAGAAACGGAGGCCGGACGTTGTTAAACCTTATCCTATGAACTGATTTTCCCTAAAATATGTTTCTGTTGCAGGATTCCGAACTCTTTTAGTTCCACATCTTCTTTCCCGTCTATTCGGTAAGTGGTGAGAATGTTGGGGTTAAATATCACCGTGTCCCCCGGCTTGCAGTCAATGTTTTTACCTCCTTTTACGGGATTGCAGATTTGGGTAAGGGTTGCGGTTGTGGTTTTGACTGACTTTCGGATATGTTGGGGGAGGTATATGTTTGCTGCTTGTTCCATCCCCTCTACCATGACGTAACCGTTCTGCATCCTGATTTCCCCCGCCCGAACTACTGCATACAGTTTTTGAATATCAACTACCCAATATTCCTGACCGTCCCACCAAAAAGAGTTTTTGTATATTGGGTCTGCTTCCGGTTCTGTTTGCATAAACTCATAGATAACGGAATAAGCAAATATGGCTATATCCCCAACCCTAATATCATGCTTTGAGAAATCATTGTAGGTTCTGTCATTGCTTATCTGCATTGGGACTGATACCACCGTACCAAAGATATTTACAAAGTTTGCGGGGTCAACGGAACTGTGTTGTTGGATAGCTGCAAGTTTGGCTATCTTCCCTACTGCCCTGTTGTACTTGTGTTTTATTTGTACTATGACGTTATTTGCGGGGGATTTGAATTTCATTTGATTTTAAATTTTTCGTAACCACTTTCATTTACTTCCATCCATTCAGAAATAAAGGTAGCCATGTTATCAAGGGTTTCATTTATTTCTTGTTGTACGTCTGACCAAGTAGGCATGAAGTTTCCCTGAATAGTCCCATCATATTGAATAAACAAATGATACCCCGGAACTGGATGATTTTGTTTTCGGGAAGGTAGTTCAATGACCTTCCCAACGTATGAAGGGTAAGCCCTTTGCATAACATACAAATCCCCGTCCTCAAAATAAGCTATAAATGGCTTTCTCATTTGAACAAATGTTTTTCATCAATCATGCTGTTATAGTTCACCACCATCATATTGTTAGCTGAAAACCCCGGACGTTGTAGTGCAGGGAAAGGGTAACAAAAGTGGTAATCCCCCTTAACATCATTAAATACTGTATCAATATGTTGGTCGTCAGGTACGGATAAAAACGGGTCATAGAACTTTTCGGAAACAGAATAAAGATGAAACCCGCAAATGTTTTTTAGTGGTTCTTCAATGATATAAGTTGATGCCAAATATAAGTCATAGTTTTCGGGTGCTGGTTTTTTTTCTAAAAAATATTTCCAAGCCCCCGGTGCAGTGAACATCAGGTCGTCCTCCGCAATAAAAACTTCCGGCAGCCCCTTATCCTTTGCATCCTGCACAATCATTTTATGAGAGGCATTTATTGACTTAACCACGTCCGGGAACATGATGCAAGGATAAATTTCAAAATCGTGTATCCCTTGACTTAATAGTTCTTTTATTAAGGGGTCGTATTTTTCAACCCTTCGGGCATCGTAAATAATATTCAGCTTCATGTATTACGGTTCTATATTCCAATAAACAGTTTGCCACGGCCTCCCCTCGTGATTCGTGTGATTGGGTTGAATGAATTTATTTGCCACATACCCGCTCATTAGTTCTTCTGCTTTAGGTGATATAAACACATAGTCCTGCTGCCAGTTGTCAACTATAACAATACCTCCACGTCCTTTAAAATGCTCCAACGCCCATTCAATACATTCGTAACGATATATACCATCCACTGAAATAACATCGTATTGTACGTTATCGGGGATAAGGGCTTTAAACCTTTCCCACCCACCCGGAACACCATCAGGTATTTCTTCGTATGATATTTGTCCGTTTACCTTACCATTAGCCTGACAATACATTTCAGCCCTTTCAGCCCATTCGGGGGAAGCGTCAACACTATCCACCCATTTACATTTATCCCTTAACCATGCGGTTCCTAACCCTGCCCCAAGTTCAAGCATAAACTTATCTGACAAATCCCATCCTTTAAGAACTTCAAGAAACGGGTGCGTCCACCACGGCATCACAAGCCCGTTCTTTTCTGACCTAATTTGCCATTCTACCAAGTCTATATTCATAACAGTTGTTTAATTTAATCTAAAATCTGCAATTCACTTACAGACCAATCTTCAAAAGAACCAAATTTATATGGCGGTTCTTCACCTTCATAAAGGCTTTCAAATTCCTTTTTTTTGTTTTCTTTATGCAAAGCAATAGATTTTTCAGCACCTTCTTTACTAAGATGTATGCTTAATGTTATATACCCGCTTTCCCAAACCATAGGGTTGTATAAAGCCTGATAGACTATCATAACAACTGTTTAAATTTCTCATTATAAGATTCAATCCACGACAAGTCCTCATGTGGGAAGTAGTAATTAAGGATAGCCATTATTGTTTGGAAGTTGTGTGGTTCATACCCCGGACGGTTTGCATGGTAGTCAACAATATCGGGGGAAAGTCTTTCAAGAATATACGCATCGTCCCTATCCAAACGGTTTGTCGCAAATTGGGTTCCGGGTTTCGCCCTGTTGAATAAACGGTAATCAACTTCGTCATTTGTGTTTAAAAGGTTCCACAAAGTTTCCTGATCCTTTCCCCAATAATTACCCCTCATATTGTCGCACTCAATGTCACCCAACAATTTATCTAAGTGTTCCTGTACTGTTCCTTCACCAATAAGCGTTCTCCACGTACCAACTTGCCCTACCCCGTAGCACATCGGATATTGTTTTGGGGGTACGAGGTCAGCCCCGTAAACATCAATTAATCCCTTTACTGGTTCGTGAAAATAGGAAGGGTTAAATACAAACATATCAATATCTGATACTATCAGCATATCATCTTCCGGTAAGTCAAGTGCTGCGGCATATAAACGACTGCATTGAGAGTATGTAGCAGCTTTGTTTTCTTGGCAATCAAAATTATAAATATCACACATAAGCCCGTTTTCACCCAACACTTGTTCAATAAGGTTGTACTTCATCTTATCAACTCCACTTCCCGGAACAAAACAAATAACATTATACCCCATCTTATTCCATACACAAGTTGCAAGTGGCAAGTACCAAAGATATTTTGAATCGTATGTAGTGCTGATTACTGCGTGTTTCATAAATTAAATTCCTCCAATAAAAAACAATATTTTGTCGGGGTTATAATTAGTTCCTTTGTATGCCTGAAAGTCTTTATCTTCTCCACAATAAGTTACTCCCATCTTATGTAAAACCATTGCGGCACAACTTTGATCTTGCCGTGAAAATTTGAAAATTGGGTCTTGACTATCGGCAGGGTCGTAAACCCTATTCCCGCCAAACATACCATCAAGCATATATTGTTTCCAGTTTTCAAAAAACTCTTTGCCGTAAGGATTCAAAATATTTATTCCAATAAGTCCCGTGGCAAATTCACTTACATTAACCAAATCGCTTCTTTTGACACCTGCATAATCACAAAGCCTGTCTGTTGCTGTTTCGGCTAAAGAATACCCGCTTTTAAAAAAATAAATACCATTGTCGTTTACATAATCAAAAAGAGGCATTGGGTTTTCTACTGCATAAAAACTTGAATCACACCAAATAACAACTTCGTACCCCAAACTAAATGCTTCTTCAAAAGCCCAAACCTTAAAATTGTATTGGCTATCCCCAATGTGTTCGGGAGAATTAGGCGGGTAATCTTTTCTTAAAATAGTTTCCCCTGCCCATCCAACAAAATTTAATGATTTAGCAAGCCTATCAATACCTACGTGGTAATGACCATGCCCAACTCCGCATGATATTATACACGCTTTTTTATTAGTCAAGTCCATTTTATTCGCTGTTTTTCCTGTTAAAAATTGTCAATTTAATAAGAAGTATAATACCCCAAAATCCCAAAAATGTCATTGACAACCCAAACAATAATAATAATATTTTAGGTATTAAGTCCATATCTTTCTTCAAAAGTTTGGTTACTGATATATATGTAGTGATAGATTTCTTCGGGAATATGATGTTCTGTTTTCAGTAGGGGTTTGATTAACTTAGACCATTCGTGATCTTCGCCAAAGCGTATGTCGGGGACGGGTATTGATTTAGCTATGCTTGTCTTTATTACGTCCTTCATAAACGGTGTTCTGTGGAAATTAAACCCGTCATAAAGTATTTCGCTTCCGGTTCCTTCCCAATCTTGATATTCAATCGAATGTCTACTTGAATAATTCACCCCGTTTATGTGTACGTATTCTTCGTAGGTTATGCAATCAACCAAAAGATTATCAATAATAGCGTTTATGATTTTAGGTAGAGCATCTTCTGAAACCCAATCATCACTATCCCATTGCACCACATAAGCCCCGTTAGCTTGTTGGTACATATCGGAACGCTTTTGCCCGATTGATACTCCCCTTCCCCTGCCGTCTACATAGATTTCAACCTCTCCGCTGTTTAAATTGTATAACTCGCATTGCCTTTCAAACTCTTTGTAAAGACGGTTCATTTCTTCCGTCCTATCTTCGGTATATGGTATCTGTATGGAAAGTAGCGGTTGCATTAGTCCTTGGTTTCTTCTTGTTTATCAATTTTAACTTCAGCTGCATTTTCAGTTGTTGTTGGGGGTACTTCCGGGACTTCTTTTACCTCAACAACTACTTCGGGTTTTGGGGCTTGAACCGGACGCTGAACCTGTGTAGGACGTTGTACTGATGGTGGGGTTTCGGGCATTGAAGATAGCTTGTTGCCATCAAAATAAATGGAAAGTACTTTTGCGCCTTGCGGGAGATTGTGTCGGGTTTTGTAAACCACGTACCTTAATCCACCAATGTTTTCTTTTACTACAAACACTTCGCAGCGTTCTCTTTTTGACAATGTTTCCGCTTCTTGGTTTGCGGGTAAAATACCTTCAAAGATTTTACTATTCATTATTGTTTGATTTTATCAAGTTCGTAACCGTTCTCTTTTATCTTGCAGTACATTTGATAATCTTCGTCCCAAAATGCTTGTTGGGTATTAAACAGTTCATCCCTTTCAAGATGCCCGTATGCGGGGTTAAGGTGAACAAACATTCCGGGGAAGTCTATGTATTGGTATTTCCCCAATATTTGTGCTTGCTCCATTATAAGGTTATCGCACCATAGGGATTTGAAACGGGGGTCATAGATAAACCCGAACCTATCATAGAATGTTTTTCCTGCAATGTAAAGAACTGCTAATAGGTTTTTTGCATCATTGTCGGGGTAGTGAAGTAAGGTATCAAGACCATGCTTTTTAAAATCCCCTCGTATCACTTCATCAAAGCCGGTAAACTTTATGAGCATATCATCACTCATTACAACCACAATATCCCAATCATCTGCAAACTCCATATCCCGGTTTACTGCGTGTATTTTGGATTCGCTTGTTCCGTATTGAACTCTTATGTTTGGGTGTTCTGCAACGTATTGGGGTAAGTCCCGCATATCGGTATCATCAAAATCTGCGGTAACAAGTATTTGGAAGTTTTCTTGGTCGTGTAAGTTGTCAAGGATAGAATCTATCCCATCTAAAAACCTTCCACGCCTTGAACGGGAAGGGTACTTAAAAAGTATCTTGTGCTTACGTTCCACGCTATTAGTTTTTGGCTATCGCCCAAATCTCACCAATCCCTTCACGAAGCCACAAGTGCAGCTTCCCTTTATACTCCTGACCTAATCCTGCTTTTGAAGGATAAAGAACATGGTCGCCTTCTGTGTATTTGTGGGCTAAGTCTGGGGAAACTTCCACAACAACCGCTTCCCTCAAATCAGCAACCCCAACGCTTTCCGGGATAACAATACCACCTGATGTTTTGGTTTCTTTGGCTTCTATTGGTAGGACTAAGATTTTGTCCCCTACTGGAATAATTTGCATTTGACTTGACTGTTTTATCAAAGTTAGTAATTGTTTCCTGAAATCCGGTCTATTTTGGCCTGAATTTCATTATTTTTTTTCTCAATTTCCTGTTGCTGACCTTGTAGGGCTACCTGCACAAGTTCCTTTACTTTCAGGTAAACCTCGTACTGTTCTTCCGGGGTTCCCTTCTCTAACTCTTTGGCTATTTTGTCTGTGTTAATTGGCATTACTTTTTGGATTTAGCAGTATCAGTAAGTTGTTTGAATAATTGGGGATAAGCAAGGTTCTGCAAGCTATCCAATGAATTAAGGACAAATAATACCTGTTGATGTGGCAGGTTACTTTGGTTTACAATATCCTTAATTTGAGCCATGTTTTTAAAGTGGTATGACCACTGTTCTTCTGTTGCTGTTACTGTCAGGGGCTTGCTGTACTGATACCCAAAAGCCAAAGACGCAATAACTACTAATGCAAGGATTGTTTTTTTCATTTGTTTTGTTGTTTATTTTTTAAGAAACTTTTTAAACGCTGCTAATGGTTTTATAGGTGGTAGTGACGGTTGACTTTCTTTACTCGTAAGATGCCACATATTACATTCAGGACATTGATAATACCTACACTCCTTTCTATACCCTTCTTGTTTGGGGTGTATTTTTGCTTTGTTTAAAGCCCCCTCTGCTTCTCTTTTAGTAAATTGTTTTTTGTCACACTTTGACATGATTAAAACGGTTCATTCTTTTCCATGTAATCCCTAACGCTATCCGGGAAGTGACGGTACTCTGACGGGTCAAGGTCAGGCCAAAGGTGAATTAACTTATCCCTTATTTCAGGCCAACAACCCATTTGTTCCCTTTCTTCCCATGACATTTTATCAAACTTTACGTGCATCCCTACGTCCAACTCAATCCAATTTAACGGATGATACTGCACACTCTTTACTTTTTGACGGGGGAGTATGTGGGCTATACTCATGCAAGCGTACTTGAATATCTTAGTTTCAGTACGCAATCCAGTTTCAGCACAAACCCCACGCATACGCTTTATGGCGTTTTTCATAAACTTTTGGAGTTCTGTGTCACCATCCGGCCCCCGGCTTTCCCGTTCCTTCTTTTCTTCGGCTATTTTTTTAGCTGATTTTTTTGCTATGGCCTTCTTTGGCTTTGGCCCTGATTCCTTCGGCAACAACCCTAATTTAATTTGTTGCATACGTTGGAAGTAGCTTAATTGTTGTTCTGACATGGGTTGGTTATTTTAAAATGGCAAAATTTCGCCGTTATCATCTCCCACACTAACATCACTTGTTGTTTGTTGTTGTGTATTTTGTTGTGGGTTATTGGAACCTAATAGAGTAAGATTAGATACCCTGAAAGTCATTCCTACCCCTTGTGTACCATCCTGACGTTGGTATTGTTTTACGTCTATTTGTCCTTCCAAAAGAACCTTTGTTCCTTTTTTAAGGTATTGGGCTATGGAAGTATTATCCCTCCACAATGCACAATCAAACCATCTTGTTTTTTCGTGTTGGGTTCCTTGTGCGTCCTTGTACTTTTCGCTATGTGCGACTGAAAAATTACAAACAGACTTCCCATTGACTGTATTTACCACACAATCTTTCCCAATGTTTCCTAATAGAATTGTTTTATACATACTGTTTTATTTTTTGTGGACGTTGATGGGATTGAACCACCGACCCTCACATTATGAGTGTGACGCTCTAAACCAACTGAGCTAAACGTCCTTGTCAATTTTAAGATTAAGCCTTCTTACCATTTCCCCAAATATTTCAGATGTGTTGTAAAAGTACGTTGCTTCCGGGTTAAAACGAAATATTCTGTCACAAATATTTTTGTCAATTTCACCACTTATCCCTGTTGATAGGTTTTGGTATTTGTTGTTTCCATAGCTTGCATACAACACATTGTTTTGGATATTAGTTACTACTTGTACTTGCATCTAAAAACTTTGACATTTCAGGGGTAAACCAATTTTTGTAAGCCATGTGGGAGTGCCAAGTATTCCCGGTATCGTTTGCCCAACTTTTTGTCGGGATGCTATAAAACTCCCTGCCGCCTTCACTTTTGAAGTGAAACGAAATATAATCATTGTCAACCTTTACGTCAATGCTCCTTATTTTACCGTTTTGTTCAACGTAAAATGTTTGTTTTTTCATCTTCTCCATTTTATAGGTTTATGAATACCGTCTTTTAAAAAAAACCACATTTGTTCACCGTAATAATCTGCGGTCTCTTTTTTTATAGTAAATGTTTTGCTTTGGCTAAATGATAAAAATGAAAGTATTTTTGCAGCAAGCGGGCGACAACATATTCTTAACCTAACACCGTTTAACCCGCTAAAATCAACCATTAAAGGCCAACCGTTATTATCTTTTTTAAAATACACAATTTCATTATCTGACTTATCCAAAACAAACTTTATCCTATCTCCTTCTTTTAACCCAAGCAAATTAACTGCTTCAACACTAAAAATCAACCTACCATTTGATATTCTCATTACAGGTGGTTTGCCTTTCCTTTTTTCAAATACTTCCGGGGTTAATACTTCTGTTGTTTCCATACTTAAAAAGGACTATCTGTTTTATCGTTTTCGTAATAATTTTGCTGTGTGACCGGGATGCCGGTAAACCCTGTTTTCTTTTCAGAAAATTTCATTTTTGGCGGATCAAAGTCAAGTGGGATAATAAAATTACTTCTACCGTTCCTCCATTTCCTTACAACTAAATCCGCACTTCTTTCAGTTGACTGACCATTTTCATCAAACTCATATCCTGACATAAAATCCCTATGAAGGAACATAACCACGTCAGCATCTTGTTCAATAGCACCCGATTCCCTTAAATCGCTTAATTGTGGGTATCTTTCATCACCTTTCCTTTTTGTTACCTCCCTGTTCAACTGGCAAAGAAGAACTACCGGGATATTTAACTCTTTTGCCATTATCTTGCAGCCACGGCTCATTTCGGCTATTTCGTTTTCCCTGTTTTTTGTGTATGAACCACCCACTGAATTTACAAGTTGCAAGTAGTCTATAAACAGGCAATCCAACCCGTGTACCGATTTTAGCTTTTCAGCTTTTGCCCTTATTTCAGGGATATTCACTTTTGTCTTATCTGAAACATATATTGGCAAGGTCGAAGTGGATTGGGCTATCCGGTCATAAAGCCGGTGTGTTTCATTCATATCCCGGTAAAGCCCCCTGTAAACAACATTAAAATCCGTTTCAGTATCGTATGCCGCCAACCTTGCAGCAATTTCAGTATTTGACATTTCAAGGGAAATAAACCCAACCGTCTTTGACTTTTTAGCCATTTCGATAGCCATACCACCGACTATTGCCGATTTCCCCATAGATGGTCTTGCCCCCATTACAATTAATTGCCCGTTTTGAAAACCACCGTTCTCCCTGTCCAATGAACTAAATCCCGTCAAAATACCAACCCCACCGCTTATTTTCATTTCCTCCTGATGCCTATAAAGGTCAACCATAAGTTGAGTCATATCAACCCAATCGTGTTCTGCGGCTTTTGTTTGCAGGGAAAATAATTTATCCTGAATTGCCCTAATCTGCTGACTTACATTTCCATCCAACTTACCCATACCCCCATTAGTCAAAATAACCACCTGCCTTTCCATCCATAAAGTCTTGATAATGTGGCAGTGATACTCCAAATGGGTGTCGTTTACTACATGATTTTGCAGCCTTGTGCAAAAATAAGCCGTATCATATCCCTCTAATTGCTCAATCCCTTTAACCCTCTTTATTTGATCAATAACCGTAAACAAGTCTATCGGAAGCCCGGATTTATACATTTCGCTGATTGTTTCAAAAACAACCTGATTCCCGGTACTGTAAAAGCAATCTTTCTCCAAAACTCCGTACACACGACCAAAAGCCCCCGCCACAAGCGTACAGATGCCCAACACGGCACTTTCTAAATTAAGTGAGTAGTTTATATCGTTTTTAAAAACCATGCCTTAAATCGCCTTAAAATAGCCTTAGAATTAATTGTTCAATTTTGTCAAAGTTGGGGCTGATGAAGTTTTCTGAACTCCGGTTTCTACAACTACCCCCTTTTGCTTTTGCTTTTGAATCCAACCACGGGACATTTTTTTGTATGCTGATTTGTCAAAGTTGGCAACCTTGTCGCTTGCAACGCTTGAATTGAACATGGCAAGCCATTTTTGAAGTTCGTCAATTTTTATTCCTAACCCCATGCAGATTTGCTCTTTCCAAATTTGGTCTTTCCAAACTTCGTTTGCGATATTTTTTACGACTTCGCTTCCGATTTCCGGCACTTCTACTTCTTCTTCTTTTTCTCTTTCTTTTTCTTCTTCTTCTTGTCGAAGTAGTATAGATACTGTATGTGTAGGGTATAGATACTGTATCAGTTTTTTCTCTTTAACCAACTTAATCTCCTCATCCACAAGTTTTTGTACTCTTGGGGATTCGTTCCCGTTGTATTTTTGCCAATTTTTTATGGCAATCTCATTTGAATCCTCCGAAAACAGTATTTTACCACTCGAAATAAAGTATTCTAATAGTATAGATACTGTATCCATATTGTATCCTGTGTCGTAAGAAATTTGGGATTTACTGATTTCGTATATCCCGCATTGCTTCGTTTTGTCGTTCGTCAAAAGGTACAAAAAGAAGTATTTTTTTTCCGGGGATAATGACTGAATAAACGGATCGCCCCAAAATTTGGTATGGATTTTCCTAAAAACTGCCATATTGTAGAAAATAAAAAAAGGCAACCACCTGTGAGGGTGCTGCCTGATTAAGATAATTTGATTTCGGTTCCGAGGATTTCAGAAAGTTTAGCAAGTTCAGCTTCGGTAAATCCCCCATATTTTTTCTTGTTGGAAAAAATTGTTTCCGATATTTGTAAGCCAGCAAGATTCATTTTCTCTACTATGCTTCTTTGGGAACGACCATCCCTTGCCCTGTCAATTTGTTCGGAAATAGATAATTTAGTTTCAGTAGCCTTCATTCGTGATTTTTTTGATTTTTACAAAAATAAGGAAAAAATAAATCGAAAAAAATTTTTTTGTTTCAGGTGAAGGTTGTAATATTGTCCTGCAATCGGGGGATTAGCCCCCATAAAGCAGCAAACCTATATCATTAACCTTTTAACATACGAGTAATGGAACCATATACATTCCCTTCAATCGTAGCCGGTCTTTCACTTGTTTTTATTGTTTGGGCATTGATTGGTTTTATACTTCCTGAATTTTTTGCACACCGTAAGGCTATCAGGAACATTAAACACCCGATCTCAAAGAAACCAACCAAGAAAGAGATACAGGAGCGTAATACGGTCAACTATTTACTGATGAGTGATGAAATGGAGGAACAGATTAAAGCGATCAGTTTAGACGAACACGAACAGGCACTGGCATAAGGATTCTCATTTTGGTGATTAATAGCGGAGCCTTTAGTCTTATTGGCTCCTTTTAAAAAGTTCTTTAAATAGTTGAGAGTGTGTAACCCTTCTAGCAATGGGGTGCGGGTAATAACGCAGGAATAACCGTACAATATTCACTCTCTACTTTTTTCATACATAAGCATGGCAAGCAATCGTCCCGTTGTGTCTACATCGGGAATTTTAAAAGAAAGTAACCGTTTGCAGCCGCACTACGTTCGGGGCTAAAATTAAATCGGGCGGCAATTTTAAAACACTAAAAACATTTAACATGGAATGGATAAGCGTAAAGGATAGATTACCTGAACACAAACAAATGGTATTAGTTTCTATACCCGATGATTTATTAAAACAAGTAAACCACGTTGCTGAATTTAATTTATCTGAATACTCAGACAATCATATATGGCAGACTATAAATAGTAGCCATCAGGCGTACACCTTATACGCAAATATTGAAGGTGTCACTCACTGGATGCCATTACCTGAACCACCTAAAAACTAAACACATGAAACTAATTGACCTGCATTGGGAATGGATGGGAACGGGTGAACTCCCACATGGTGACGGGTTATGCGAGGAGCTATTAAAAACTAAGTACTACGAAGACCTTCAACTATTCTCCCCTGATCCATCTGATTTTCTTTGTCAATATTGGGGATGCGATGAAAATGATCTTGTATTTTATCATCAATATCATTTAACTGCATATAATGGAGATTTATGGAGGAAATACTCTATAATGAGACAAAATATAGTTCTACTTATCTGTGCTATGCACAATGAATTGTAACATAAAAAAACTAAACACATGAACACGCCTTTACAAGAATTATTAATATACCTATCGGAGTTTAATCTTTTAAAGTTGAATGAAATCAACTCTAAGCATCTTGATGACAAAGTAGGGGAGTTACTTAAAAAAGAAAAGTTTTTAATTATTGACGCGTTTGAAAGCGGTTATAATAAACAATTCACTTTCGGTTCAACATACTACACCAAAACCTTTACCAATGAAAGTAAGTAACTGCTGCGGGGAGAATGGAAATGTAAGTCACCACATTTCATTTATTGTTGATGACTGGATAACATACGAACAACAAGAACTCTGCCCCAAATGCGGTGAACACTGCGAGTATGTGGAGGAAGAAGAAACACAGAAAACCGCTTTAATGGAGTTGATAAGCGAGTTACATCAATGGGCTGCCGATAAATATTGTCTCTATTCAGAAGAACAAATAAAAGTGGTAAGAGATGTAATCAATAGAGCCACCGAACTACTCCAAAAGGAGAGGCAGCAGATTGAGGAAGCATACAATCAAGGCGACTATGACGGGTTTGATGGGAATACTCCAAAATATTTTAATTCAACCGACTACTACAACAAAACCTATAAACAATGAGCAAAGTAACTAAAATATCGTATTCCAAGAGTTTTGAGATTGTTTTAAGGGAAGGGACTGTTTGGGAGAAGATAGGATTGGAAGCGGAATTGGGTGAGGAAGAAACCCCGGAACAAGGGCTATCTGAATTAAAGGTAATTGTGGATACGTTTCATAAGGAACATTTACCCCAACCAACAGAAGAAGATACCTACACCACCGTTCCGTTGGGCAAAAAACAACCCGTTAAATTAGTCCCGGATGCAATGACAATAGCATCTTACAACAAGTTTAAAAACAACGGGAATACTGCTATGGTACAAACCCTTGAAGAAATGTATAAATTCCCTGAAAATGCTTAAAAAAGAATCTATTACGTCCGTTGAAATGCACTCTGACGCTTGGTATGCTGGAAGGTTGGGGAAATTTTCTTCTTCAATGATACATACTTTAATGGGGAAATCACCGTTTACTGATGGGGCTATGACCTACATAATGGAACGGGTGGGGGAGGAATTATCGGGTGTCCCGGCAAAAAGAGAAATTGATACCGATGCTACAAGGTGGGGGTTACTTTATGAGAATGAGGCTATTAAGAAGTTTGGTAGCGTTATGGGGCTTGATTTTTTAGTAGTTCAAAAGCTGATTGTTGTCCCTGAAACGAGATTTAGTTCTACCCCTGATTTCCTTGTAGTAAGAAAAGAGTACGGGGATTCCTATGACGTTAGTACCGGAGAGGTAAAATGCTTTCCCGCATACGGTCACTACATTGAATGTGCTTTATGCAATACACCGGAAGAACTTAAAAAAGTTGATAGCAAGATATATTGGCAAATTCTTGACCAAATGGATAATTGCGATTGTCTTACGGGGTACGGGGTTTTTTATCACCCCTCAATGCGGGCAGGAGGGTTTAAGTATATTGAGTTTAAAAAAATAAACTTGCTTCAAGATTTGAAATTGTTGAAAGAAAGAAAGACCTTAGCTGTAAACAAGTTTGAGGAAATAAGGGATAAAATGTTAACTATCTAAAAAATTATATTATGGGATATTCAGAAGCATTAGAAGCAGCAGGTTGTAAAGTTTTGGATTTTCAAGAGTTTGGAAGCTATCAGGGTGATTGGTTAGCTTTTGTTGAGTATAACGGTGAAAAAGGAATTGTTGAAGGTTCTTATGGTTCTTGTAGCGGGTGTGATGCTTTTCAAGCAGAGTTTGGCTACGGAGATAAGCCAACAGAACATAATGGTAAATACTACAAATCGGAATATTATTGGGATGAAGAAGATGAGATAACTAAAGAAGAATACGATAATCTCATGTTGGAGCAAAAAAACAAACTTGTTGATTTTGGTCGTGGTTATCTTTCAGGCGGCCTATATGGGAAATATCACTATCAATCAGCATTAGACAAACTTGATCCGGAAGATTATTTTGACCAAGAGAAAAAGGAACAATACGAATGGGTATTATCTAAAGACTTTTAATTAAAATAAACAACCCAATGACAGAATCAACCACCCCGGTAGCCATTGATGTTACCAAAGCAGAACTTACCATTGCCCTTTCAAAAGAGGGATTGCAGTACCAACAACTTTTACAGGATGGGGAGAACCTTACCTTCACAAAAGATAAGTTGGTGGAACAAGGGGCTTCCCT